CTGCGAAGATTAGCACCGTATCCGACGTAGTATTTTGCTACAACTTCAAATTTGTTTAATTTTAAAGCGATTATTTGTTTATTTGAATCTTTGATAACATTTGGATTTTTCATATATTTTTAAATTTAATTATTATTAATATTTATTTATTAATTAACAAATTCAGTTAATCAATAAAACTAAGTTTAAACTGCAATAAATAAATAGTCAAGAACTATTCTAAAATAATTTTAAAAATGTATCAAGTCAATAAAATCAAGGTCTCGCACTGTATCAAAATAGAAAATGATAAAAATAAATAAAAATATTTTTAACAAAATTTAAACAAAAAATTAGAATAAATTAATTATTAAAAACTATTAAGTTTTAACATAAATTAATAACTTTTAATAATCAAAATGATGTCAAGAAAAAAATGAAATAAAAATAAAAATATTTTAAAGTGTAGCAAAATAAAACAAAAACATAGAAAAAGATTAAATTAAGTAAAATAATTAAAAAAAAATGCAATCAGGCAGGAGTAAGACAAAAACTTGTCAAGAGTTTTTTTTGCTTAGAGTCTGTAAGATAAAAAAAAAGCTTGCAAATTGAAAAACATGTGATACGCTAAAAAAAATAAAAAATCAAAAACAAATTAATAACAAAAAGAGAAACAAAAAAATCTCGCTTCATTTGTGTTATCTTTTTTGAGATTCTTAAGATCTTTTTAAAATTAAAAAATAAAAAAAATGGAAATTAATTCAAAAGAAATCATTGAAAATTTAAAAAAAGAATTTGAACTAAAAAAAAAGTTGAAACAAATTTCAAAACCGATTTTGATAAAGAGTATCAACAAAGAGAAAGATCGAAAAAAAAGAATTAATTTGAGTGAGTTGAATTGCGAGAATTATTTGAACTCGAAGAAATATTTTTACAAAGAATTGAAATATTAAAAATGACAGAAAAAAAGAAAACACAAAAAGAAATATTGCTAGAAAATGCAGATCGAGTGATTGAGATGATCGAAGACGCATGTACTTATGATGATATATGTAAAGAGTTTGGTGTAAATAGAAAATATGTTTATGAGTTCATCGCAGAAAGTATTTATTCCGCGCGCATAAAAGAAGCTCAAAAAAATGCTGCAGATAAAATTAGCGAGAAAGCCGAGCAAGTCTTGTTAAAACTAGAAAAAGGTTGCGACAATGCAGAAATAGCTAGAGCTCGCGAATTAGCTCATCATTATCGCTGGTTGGCCGCTAAAAAGAATCCGCAGGCTTACAGCGAGAGGGTTCAAACAGATAATAAACACTCAATCAATTTACAAGATTCTTTTGTTTTAAAAAGAAACACTAAACAATATGATATTAATAAAGATGATTAAAAGATTTGCTTTGATATTTTTACTAATTTTTTTGACTTCGAACTTACAAGCTCAAGAGTTCATTGCTACTGATAATTTTGGAAATATTATATACATAAGACAAATTAATGAACATCAAACAGTTCAAGATAGATATCAACAAATTAGATCCAAAAATTATGAAAATATTGACTGAAATCGCTTACAGACTCAACGCGTTAAATCAATTTTACAAATCATCGCATTGGCTTTCTAGAAGCGATTGTTTTTTTACGCGTCATTTACTTTATGCTGAATTGTACGAAAAGATTGATAAAGAGATTGATGATCTTGTCGAACTATCTTTGAGCTACTACGATCTTGATAAAGAATTTAACACTAAAGTTATTGCAGATGAAGTTGCTAAAATCTCAATTGACACTGACAAAGAATTTATCAAGAATGTTGAGCTTGCAATCAATCAAGAAAGCGATCTTCTAGAAGCAATCGACAAAATCAAAGAAACCGATTGCGGGAAAGCAATTTATAATTTAGTTTGCAACATTGCTCAAAATCATGCACGAAACAACTATTTGCTTTCAAGAATATTAATTTAGCTTGACATGATCACAGATCAAGAAAGACATGAACTTCGAACAGATTTTAATCTTTATGCTTTAAATTGTCTCAAAATAAGAACAAAAAGTGGTGCAATTGCAGATTTTGAACTAAATTCAGCTCAACAATATCTTGATAAAAAGATCAATGAACAAATAATAAAGAATGGTAAAGTAAGAGCAATAATATTAAAGGGACGCCAGCAAGGAATATCTACTTACATAGAGGGGCGATTGTTTTGGCGTGTGTCAAATAATGCGGGAAAACGTGCTTTTATTCTTACACATGAAGCGGAAGCTACAAACAACTTATTTGAAATGGCTGACAGATATTATAATTTATGCCCCGATCTCTTTAAGCCAAGGCTTGGAGCTAGTAGTCAAAGGGAATTGAGTTTTGATTTAATTGACTCGGGCTACAGAGTTGGAACGGCGGGCAATAAAAACACTGGTAGAAGTTCTACAATTCAATATTTTCATGGAAGTGAAGCTGCTTTTTGGGATAATGCTAGCGATATTGCTAAAGGTGCATTACAAGCAGTGCCAGATGAAGAGGGGACAGAAATATTTATTGAATCAACTGCAAACGGTAAATTGAATTGGTTCTATGAACAGTGGCAACTAGCAATTGCGGGGGAGTCAGATTATCAACCAATCTTCATTCCTTGGTTTTGGCAGAAAGAATATCGTACCAAACCAAGTGAAAGCGTGATGGCAAGTAGGGAAGAACTGGAATTAATGAAGCTGTATAAGCTTGATATGTCGCAATTAGCTTGGCGTCGCAAGAAAATTGCAGAATTGAGTAGCGCTGGTTTGCGGGGTGAAGATGAATTTAGACAAGAATATCCTTGCTCTTGGGAAGAAGCATTTGAATCTTCTACGCTTGGTTTAGCATTTGAAAAACTTCGCAGAGAAAGACATTTAGTTAGAAACTTTAAAATACCAGAGTTTTGGACTAAATTTACAGTAATTGATTGGGGAACTGCTAAACCTTTTGCTGTTTGTTGGTTTGCAGTTGTAGATAGCGACACAGTAATCAATGGCAATAGTGAATATCAAGATAAATTTTTACCGGCAGGTAGTTTAATTTTGTATCGTGAATTTTATGGCTGGAATGGTCAGCCAAATATTGGCTGCAGATTAGAAAGTCCACAAGTTGCTAAAAGAGTCTTAGAAGTAGAGGAAGAAACTGGAGAGATTATTGACTTTAGAATTGGAGATAGTGCAATGTGGGGTCAACATGATGGAATGTGCGTAGCTGAAAGAATGTTAAAAGAGACAAGTGGAAGATATAGAATGATTCAATCACGAAAAGGCAAGGAACAAAATTATCAAGAGTTTAGGGCAAGACTGCAAGGTGATGATCATCCAGCTTTTTTTGCTATGGCTGGTTGTAAACATTTTTGGCGAACTGTGCCAAGTTTGCAATTAGATGAATTGCATCCGGAAAAAGGACCAGATAGTGATCAAGAAGATCATATTTATGATTGTGTTGCTTATGCTTGTGCAAGTAGACCATTTATTACTACTCAAAAAGACAGAATTAAGGTTGAAATACAAGAATCTATTAGACAAAGTAAAAAAGCAAATAAAATGCTTGCATCTAAAAAATATTAATTTAATCTGTCAAATATCTATAATTAAACAGTGTAATAATACATGATTGCTTGGTATACTAATCACTACATTTCGCAAAAAGTAATGCTATCAATAAAAGATAGCTTTAACGTTATTTCGAAAGATACATCTCTTTTTAAAGAGGGTGTAAAAAAAAATATGTTTAAGGAAGAAGCAATTCTTTATGGAATTTTAAGAGGATGCTCTGATGTTATTCATTATAATTTTAGAAATAATTTAGATTATTTGCATATAGATAAAGGATATATTGGCGACAATCATTTTACTGGTTATTATAGAATATCACTTAATGACACTCAAGCAAGATACAAAGAAGTAGATTTGCCAGATGATAGAAGATTAGCATTAAATAAATATTTTACTTTAAAAGATTGGCAAAAAAAAGATGGTTATTATTTAATAGTCCCACCAACCGAAGCAATTGCTATTTTTTATGGAATTGATATAAAAAAATGGATTGATACTACAATTCATAAATTAGCAGGTAAACCACACAAAATTAGACAAAAAAATGATTTATCTAACATACCTCTAGAAAATGATTTAGCGCAAGCAAAATGTGTAATAACATTTAATAGCAATGTTGCGCTTGATGCAACAATTGCTGGTGTGCCAGTTATTGCAACTTCTCAACATTCTGTAATTAAAAATTGGAACAATTTAACAATGATCAATTTAGATGATTGTTATGATAAATCAATATTGTTGGATCGAAAAAAACTTTTAAATTTTATTGCATATCATCAATTTACTTTAACTGAAATAGAAAGAGGTTTAGCTAAAGCAATTATTAAAAAAATGAGAGAAAAGAATGTTTATTAATAAAATATTTATTGGATATGACAATATAGAAGCAATTGCTTACCATGTTTGTGTTAATAGTATTATTAGACATTCAACTAAACCTTTACAAATTACACCATTAGCTTTAAATAATTTAAAAGATTATCAAGAACAACATAATGACGGCAGTAATAAATTTATTTATTCAAGATTTTTAACTCCTTTTTTGTGTAATTATAAAGGTTGGGTTTTATTTATTGATGGTGATATGTTATTAAGAGATGACATTAACAAACTTTTTGATTTAACTGACAATTCAAAAGCTGTAATGGTTGTCAAACATGATTATAAAACAAAAATGCCAGTTAAATATTTGGGTGCTAAAAATGAAAATTATCCAAGAAAAAACTGGTCAAGTGTAATGCTCATAAATTGTGAGCATGAAGCAAATAAAGTATTGACACCTGATTTTATTAAAAATGCAACGGGGGCACAATTACATCGTTTTACTTGGCTTACTGATAATTTAATTGGCGAATTGCCAATTGAATGGAATTGGCTACCAGATGAATTTGGTCTAAATAATAATGCTAAACTATTACATTTTACTTTAGGTACACCTTGTTTTTATGATTTTGCAACTATGCCAATGGCTAGCGAATGGCATAAAGAAAGAATTTATACCGAATACTCAATGCAATATAAATTATGAAATTTGTAAAAAACACTTGGCTACCTGCTACTGACATTCATTTTGAAAATATGATGGATGATGAAGGTAATTACCAAAAAAAACAATTTGATGCTGTTTTAAAATACATTGAGCCAAAAAATAGAGGGCTTTTTATTGATGTAGGTGCGCATGTGGGATTATGGAGTAGAATGGCAATTAAAGCGGGGTTTAAATCAATTTTTTGTTTTGAACCAAATGATAAAAACAGTGAATGTTTAAAAAGAAATATCAGACATGTTTATGAAAAGTTTACAGATAAAGATAATGACCAAATTAATCTTATATTAGAAAACAATATAAATAATTGTATTTTAAGCGATAGTTTTGACCAAGGACTATGTCTTTTAAAAGAAAAAGATAACAATTCTGGTTCAATAAAAATTATTAAATCTAATGGTAAATTATTGTCTAATACTTTTGATGCTCAATTTTATGCAGAAACTATTTTAAATAGAACTAAAATTCTCCAGGATGTAAAATGTTATATAACTCTTGTAAAAATCGATGTTCAAGGCTACGAGTATAAAGTTGTTAAAGGAATGACTAATTTTATTAAAAACCACAAACCAATTATAATTGTAGAACAATTTTTAGATGGTAAAGAAGATTTGCAAGCTACAGAATATTGCCAAAGTTTAGGTATGAAAATATTAGAAAGAGTTAACAAAGAGGTAATTTTAGGATGGTAAAAAAAATTGTTGTCAGTGGAATTCAACCAACTGGAAATTTACACCTTGGAAATTATTTAGGGGTAATTAAACAATGGAAAGAATTGCAAGAAAATC